TCAGGTGTTTCAATTACCTCAAAGTGCATTGGGTCGATGCGACCTTTGTAGTCCTCGCCCCACCTAATCCCATATTTCTTACATAATTCTCTGATTATTGCAGCCTGTTGCTTGGTAAATGTGTTTCTTGCTTCAAGAGGATGCTTGGTAGCATTGAGGTCTATGGCTGTTCCTGATGCGTGATTTGATAAAACAGAATCACTACCTCTAACATCCCTATAGGCGTATGCCCAATCGTCATACAGCCCCTCATCAATAGGTTCTACCTGAGCGTGAAACTCTGCAGCAAAGGCAGCCAAGATTACTCCTGCGTCTTTCTGTAGTCTCATTTTTCTATCAGTGCCTTTAACTTTAAAGATCTTTATATCTATTTCTTTTTGATCTTTAGAAGCAGGCCAACCATTTTGTGATTTTTTCATTCTTCGCCTTTTGATTTAGATGTTTTTCTTTTAGGTGTGTTTGCTGCAAGAAGCAGAACAAAAATCTCATCTACTCTTGCCTCAAGTCTTGTTACTTGATCCTTTAGTGAAGTAGAACCATTTGGTTTTAATTCGCTTAGATAATGATTTACAAGCCATCTAATTGATCCAACAAATGCTACTGCTATTGTAATTGAAGATACTATAAAGGCTGCCCATTGTTCTACTGTCATGCTATGTCCTCCTTGGCACCATACAATGCGTCCCAATATTCCTTTTCATTTTGATATTTTGTTTCAAAGCCTGCTACATGCCTATAATCACAGCATTTACATACAGGCCTTCCATCGCTATAATCAGGCATAGACCAATAGCCATGTTGAACCCTAAATTTGAAATCTGATTTCCAACTGTTTTGAGCAAATCCTTCGCCATTTTTTTGGGTAAAGAACCAATGATCTGGCTCTGCAAACTGCATAAACAGAAGTGTTACATATTTATCTTCATCATCTGTAGGATATTCTGGTCGCCAATGCATATGGTCATTACCAGAAAATACAATACATTGATTTGGTGCTTCATCAAAATATTTATCGTCTGCTACTAATTGCCAATCAACAGTTTTTTCAATACAAATATCTAAAGAATACTGACATGCAGATTGATCAACATGCTTCCAGAGTTGTGGCTTAATACCGTTTTGCTTTTGATATCTGGCAGTATGAAATCCAGCCCTCTTAAGAGTATCTATTCCAAATGTCTTCTTGGTTATCTCTAAGATTTCTGCTTCTGTTTCAGCATCAAAATGAATTTCTGTAAGCCATCTTCCAGGTACTGTATGATAGAAATGAGGACCTGTTGGACCTAATTCTTTAGCAAGAACCTGTGTTTTGATTTTTTCAAATAGTTCTGCTGGAAAAAAGTCTACAATAGACCTTGCTTCAACCTTTGCTGTCATTTTTTCTCCATCTTGTTAGTTTTTTGAACATTTTTTGTATCTTAAGTTCCATTTTGCCATTAAGACTATTTTCATAGTTTTCCCAATTGGCTGGAGGACCTACAATATTTGAAAAGTACCTTTTTGGCTCATGATTTTTCATTATGCTCCTTACAATACATTTGCAAATCTAACATCTTTTGTCCAAAAGGATGCCATTGTGTATCGTATATTTTTGTTTATTTTAGTAACTCCATGATTATGATCTAAGTCTGACGGATGCATTAGTAATGTTCCTGCTTTTGGAGTTACCTCAATTCCATATTTTGTGTAATAAGTTTTCCCACCAGTGTAGTCATCATTTAAATAAATGACTGATCCAATTTCTCTAAAGGTTAATCCATTATCTGATCCGTCAGGATTACAGGCATCTGCATGAGGTGGCTGAAACAGGTCTTCATACCAGCGAACAATTTGAATAGTGTCCTCATAAATGTTCTCAAACTTATATTCTTTAATTATGGCTTCTTTAATTCTATTTCTTATTTCAATTATTTTACTTCTAATTTCGTCATTATGTTGATATTGAATAAGATGAATGACCCTATCATTATATATTGGATCTCCGCCATTGCTCCACATGTCTGAATTTTTAGCAAAAGTTAACAAAAGGTTGCATTCTTCTTTAGATAAAAAATTAGCAAACACTCTTCCGTTAAACTTATTCATTATGTTCCTTGTATATTTGATGTATATATTCAGGACCTTTTGTAAAATACCAGTGATCAGGCTCTACATAATGAAAGAAAATAACTCCTATCCTTCCACTATTTGTGTATAGAGTGTCTCTCCAATGCTCATATTCTTCACCCATAAACATAATTGCTTCATTTGGATTAGCCACATATGGCTTTCCATCAATATATAAGGCCCATGGATCTAATTGATATAGCGTTAAATCAAGGGTATATGTACAAGCATTTAAATCTTTATGCTTATGTAAACTTACAATTTCATCACAATATTCAGCAAATAAAGAATATGATGGTACTAATGTATCTGAATTAAAATATTCTCTTACTTTTGGTAATAGCATTTCGCTATATTCTTTTAGTATTGGATCTGAGTCTCCAATTAACTTCCGCCCAAATTCATCTGTAGACATATTTTCAAGATGAGGATTGTTTCTAAAATGCATTCTTAGCCTATCAAAGTGATATGGCTCTAAAACATTTTTAATTATGCCAACTTCTTTATTTATGCCATCCATTGTACGATCACATACCTTAATCCATCAGTAACTGGATGTACCTGATGATTATAAATAAAGTTAGATGGGAAGATTAAAAGATCGTTCTTCTTAGCCTTAAACCTTAGCCCATGTCTATCAAACTCAACATCTCCACCTTCATACTCGTCATTTAGGTAGTAGGTTAAAGATATTCTGCGAGTAAAAAATGGATGATCGTCTATATGGTCATGGAATTTTTGTTCTTTGCCATACCGTAATAGTTGTGGTCCTTCAAATTTTTCTATCTTTGCATAATAATGAGCCATATACTGATCAAGACATGGCTTCATATTGGCATGAAATTCTTTTGTAAATTCCGTCAAAATTCCAGTTCCTTGTGATTCATGATGAGGAAGCATAATTAAATCAGTGTCTCTGGCTTTGTAATCAGTTCCAGATTCATGTTTTTCTTGATTTACTAAAACTTCTGCGGGTCTCCAAGAAATACCTTCTTTTTCAATACGATTTATATAATCCATAGAATTTACAAAGATATTCTCAAATACTACAATTCCAGGTGCTAATTCTTTCATTAGTCTACCTCTTTTTTAGGAAAGTCTGTAAGTGTTTTCCATTTATAAAATCTTACAACAGCATACCTTATTCCAGAAAGAACAGTATTTACTTTATGAGAAAAAATATAATTTGAAGGAAATATTATAATATCTCCAGGCTCTGGCTTATATTTAAGATTGAACCAAACATATTCTATTTCTCCGCCAGTATAATCATCATTTATATACATTGTTAAAGATACAGTTCTTGGCATATTATAATTCTCATCAAGATGAGTTACAAATTGCTGTCCTTCTCCATATCTGACTAATTGCCAATTTTCTGGAGTAATTCCGTCAATTTTATATTTACTGCAATAATCTTCTAAGCATGGGTCTAATGATTCTTGGAGTAGCCATTTAATATCTAATAAGTTTTCGCTAGCCTGATTATCTATATAGCAGATATCAACATCTCTTCCGCCAGTAATTTGGTGGTACTCAACATTTTTCATTAATTTTAAAACTTTATCTATATCTTTAATAGAGTTTTTATAAACAATAACTCCTGGCATTAATTCTTTCATGTTTACCACTTACCTATTGGACATTTGGCTGCTTTTAATTTAGTTTTTGCTGACATAATACAGCCACACTTTTTACATTGTGTTGTTAATGATATAAAAAATGGACAATCTTTGCAGATTTCCAGTCTTTGTTTTCCAATTTCTGGATCTTCTTCATATTTTGATGGATCTAATAAGTGCCAAGGTCTTGTTTCACCTTGCGCCTTTTTCCATTCTTGCCATTTAGACATTGTTTAGCCCCTTTATAGATTAATTATACACTAATTACTTGTGTACCGTCCCAAATATCGCCACGCTTTGCAGTTTGGCCTTCTGGAACTTTTATAAGTGTATTTTCACTTTCAAAAATTGCTTCAATCTGATCATAGTTAGGTGATCCTTGTGCAATAACAATCATAGTAATAACTTCATTATTGAGAACATAAGCAAAGAGTCCAGAGTTCATTTCTTCTGTTCTATTAGTTGGGTCTCCGCCAGTCCATTCGGTACCGTTCCAAATAGACCCACCTTTAACTGATAATCCATACTCAGTTAAATTTTGACCATCAAGCCAAAGACCGCTATCCATAGCCCTGTCAATTCTTTCTTTTCTATTAGGAACATTTACAAAAAATTCATCTGGCCAAACATCCCAAATGTCCCAAGTTTGATCATCGTTCTTAACTATGTGTGCGTACATTTATATCCTTTGTTAGTTATTTGTAGTAAGGCCCAGTTTTCCAGGCCTTACTTTTTGTATTTTTATTCTCCACATTCAGCAGTACAGAAGTTTGCTGGGCTGCAACCACCAAATATACCACCGCATTGAATGAACCCATCGCCGCAAGCACAACCAGATACTGGTACTGGAACTGGTACAGGTACTGGGACAGGCACTGGTACTGGAACTGGTACAGGTACTGGGACAGGCACTGGTACTGGTACAGGTACTGGTACTGGAACAGGCACTGGTACTGGTACAGGTACAGGTACAGGAACAGGCACTGGTACAGGAACAGGCACTGGTACAGGTACTGGAACAGGTACTGGCACTGGCACTGGAACAGGAACTGGTGTGGGTGTTACTGGTACAGGTACAGGCACTGGTACAGGAACAGGCACTGGTACAGGAACAGGCACTGGTACAGG